TTATGATAATTTACCGCACCCAGTCGTAACTCCAGAGCTCAAAGAATCAACCAGCAACTCAATGGCATTTACTCACGGATCTCGGTGGAGGATTGCTACAGCCCGAACAGGAGAGGTTGGTCGTGGTTGGACAACAAACTACTTACACGGTTCTGAGGTAGCCTTCTATCCCAATGCGGATATTATCCCTGGGTTACTTCAGACCGTGCCAGAAGCTGAGTCAGAAATATTATTAGAATCTACCGCCAACGGAGCAGGTGGTTGGTTTTATGATGCTTGCATGCGGGCACTGCGGGGAGAAGGAGAATGGGGCATATGTTTTATTCCTTGGTTTATGATGCCAGAGTATAGTCGTAAAGTAGATCCATACTTTGAGATAGAGCCCGAAGAAGAAGATATCAAGGAGATGTATGACCTTACTAACGAACAAATAATGTTTCGTAGACTGAAGATTCAAGAGTTGGGTGGTGAGGATTTGTTTAGGCAGGAATATCCTTCTACCCCCCAAGAGGCGTTCCTAACAACAGGTAGGTTGTTTGTTGAGCCAAAGTTTATAGATCAAGCAGCCGTAGAGTGCTATACGCCAGTTGGTAGGTACGATGTGCGTGAGCATGAGTTCATAGAACATGAAAGAGGCTTATTAAAAATTTTCGAGAATCCGAGGGATTCTCTAAGATATTGCATTGGTGTTGATGTTGCGGAAGGTTTAGAGCATGGCGATTACTCTTGTATTCAAGTATTAGACCACATGGGTAATCAAGTCGCCACTTGGGCAGGTCATGTTGACCCGTTTGACCTCGCTCAGATCGTAGCTAAGGTTGGACATTTCTATAACAAAGCTTGGACATTGATTGAAAGAAATAATCATGGTCTAACTACGATTAGAAAAATACAAGAACTTAACTATCCAAACCTTTATGTTGAACAAAGTGTAGATGATGCGTATGTAGATAGATTAACTAGGCGTGCAGGTTTTTTAACAACAAGCAAGACAAAGCCCTTAATTATTGATAACTTAGTACATTTACTACGCCAAGGAGAAAGTGGTATAGTAGACAAAGAGCTTATAGATGAGCTACGAACTTATGTCGTAGACGCTAGAGGCATAACAAACGCCCAACCAGGTTGTTTTGATGATAGAATAATGGCATATGCTATTGCCCTATTTGGATTAAATAGTATGCCAAGAAAACATAGGCAAAACTTCCGCAGGGTGAAGAAACAATTTTTTTAGACTATGGACAAAGAACTAGGACCAGAGGGAATATCCGCAGCGGTAGACCCAACTGAGGAGGAGCAGGAGGAACTTAATTCGTTAGGTTCTATTCTCAAAGCAAAATATACTGAGTATAAAGATGCTCGTGATAACATTGAAGATGATTGGATTGAGGATCTTAGAGCGTTCATGGGTCAGTATGATCCTGATGTCTTATCTAAAATACAGTCCAAAGGTGATAGATCTCAAGTCTATGTAGGGCTTACTAGAACTAAAGTATTAGCAGCTTACTCAAGAATTACCGATCTTTTATTTCAACCAGGACAAGATTTCTTCTCTATTGAGAAAACACCAATATCTAAACAACCAGTTGTAGAGCGTCAGCTTGCCGAAAAAGCTGCTCTTGAAATCCAACAAGCAGCCGAACAAGTAGGCACCGCTGGTCTTGAAGAGCTTGTTATGGCAAGACTACAGGAGCTTACTGAGGAGATTGAAGAAGAGACAGATCGCAGAGTAGAGAATATGCATCAAGCAATACTAGATCAATCTAAAGAAAGCAACCTAGAACAAAAGATGAAAGATGCGATTATGGAACAAGTTATCTTTGGCACAGGTGCTATGAAAGCTGGGACTCTTAAAGTAGAGAAAGATCATATGTATATGACTAATGAAGAAGGTGTCCCAGAGCTATACATTGAAGAATATCCAATGCCAGAGATGGAAGCTGTGTCTATTTTTGATCTTTACCCAGACCCACATGCCACTTCAGTAAACGATATGCGTGATATTTTTAGACGACATATCATCTCAAGAACAGAGTTCAATGCCCTAAAAGACTATCCAGGATTCAATGTTGATCTAATTAACGAGTGCATAGAAATGAATCCAGAAGGTAATCACGATGAGGCACAACATGAAATAGACAGAAGAAACATAGCTAATGTTAATGATAGCAACACCAATACAGAAAAGTTTGAGTTATTAGAGTTTTGGGGTTCATTAAATGGTTATGACTTACAAAATGCTGGAATAGAGTTTGGTGATGAGGATGACCTCTCTATGGAGTATGACGCAAATATATGGATTGTTTCTGGCAAAGTTATCAAAGCCCAGTTAAATCCATTGCCTGGTGGTGTAATACCATATTTCATATTTCCCTATGAGAAAAACCCACACGCATTCTGGGGAACTGGTGTACCTAGAATGATGCGTGATTCACAAGCCACCATGAATGCTGCAACTAGAATCTATCTCGACAATGTTGCGTTATCTTCTGGACCAATGGTTGAAGTAAATACTGATATCATGGCATCTGGAGAAGACCCAACTGAGTTGTATCCATGGCGTGTATTCTTGCGAGAGGGCGGAGATGGAAACCAACCTATGGTGCGTTTTTATCAACCACAATCAAACTCTCCAGCACTTGTTTCTGTGATAGAGTTATTTAGAAGGTTTGCTGATGAAACTACTGCACTGCCTTCTTATACCCACGGACAAACACAAAGTTCACTTAATAGAACAGCAACTGGTATATCTATTTTAATGAGTAACGCCAACATTGTTCTCAAATCAGTTATCAAAAATATTGATGACTTCTTAACACAACCGATGATACGCTCATTGTATGATTGGAATATGACATGGAATCAAGATAAGAATGTCAAATCCGATATGCGTATCATTGCTAAAGGATCCACAGCCCTGATACAGAAAGAAGTACAGTCTCAAAGACTGCTTCAGTTCTTGTCTTTGATTAATAATCCAATCGATGCACAGATGGTTGATAGAGAAAAACTATTGACTGATATTGCTAAATCCTTAGATATTGATCCAGACGAGGTAATAAAATCTCAAGAGGAGTTAATGAATGAGCAAGCATTACAACAAGCTATCCTTGCCAGCCAGCAAGGCGGTGAAGCTAATCAAGTCCCAAATGGGGACGGAATGGTCGGTCCTAATGCAAGAAATGGAGTCCCTACGCCAGGCGGAGCGGGACCAGTTGGAAATAACGGAGGACTACCAACATAGTCAAGGTCGTTGCGAGATACTTAAGTTTATAGTATCTTTAGACCAGATTGCTGATAAGGTAATCAACTCGTTAGGCACCCGAAAGGATACACCTAACATTTATAATTAATTTGATCGATACCCCGATTAAGGACCGAGAAAATGGAAAGAGAAAAAACTAAAGGCGAGATAATCGCTGAAAGGCTTGAAAAAGAAGCTGATGAGATGTTGAAACAAGTTCAAGATGCTCAGGAGGAATCCGAACCAGAAGCCAAAGGATTAGCTATCGAAGAGGCAGAAGCAGAGGACACACCCGAAGAGGTCGAAGAAGTTGAGGAAAATTCACCCGATGAATCTCAGGATACTGAAGACACATCTGATCAGAATATAGAAGAGGTTCAGGAAGAAGAGGCTAAAACCCAAGATAAAGGTTTAGACTTATCTGCCGAACAGTGGGAAGAAAGGTATAAAAACGCCCAGGCGAAGATGACCAAATCTACCCAGAGAGAGAAAGAACTCGAAGCAAAACTAGCTGAGATGAATAATAAAATCACAGCTATGGAGCTAATGAAGACTGATGCTCAAGTTGAGAAACAGAAAGAAGCAGTAGATGTCGATCTTTCACAGATAGTCAAAGACTATCCAGAGTTAGTGAAACCCCTGCAATCTTATGTTGATGCCCGCATCGCAACTGTTGAACAACGAGTATCACAAGCTACAGATGAGGTCTTAAAAGCTCAACGAGAGGCAGAAGAAGAAAAGCATCAAGATGCTATTGCTAAAGTCCATCCAGATTGGAAGGCTGTATCAAAAAGTGAAGATTTTACACTTTGGTTAGGCAGACAATCTAATATGTGGAGAACAGCAGCCATAGAAGGTGATGCAAAAGATGTCATAGAACTTTTATCTAGATACAAGGGAGACTTAGGCTTAGATTCCAAAAAAGTTTCTAAAAAGGACTTGGTAGAAAAGGCAAAACAAAATGTTGAACCTTCACTCTCCAAAGCCAGGAAACAAAATGTGAGTGGTAGTAAAAAACAATGGACTGCTCGGGAAATCGGCAAGCTATCTGATAAAGAGTACGCAAAGCTAGAAAAAGAAATTGATTTAGCTTATACCGAAGGAAGAGTCAAACCATAATTTTTACTACTTAAGATAAACTTTTTTATATTATTTTAAGAGGTATTTAAAATGGCATATTCATCTTCAAGCGGAAGTTTTAGTTTCGCAAGCGGTGAGCAACA